CAAATCCAACGTGGCAAACTCGATTTGCATAAGGGTAGTCAAAACGTCATAAGCGTGAAGATCAAGCTGCTGATACCCGCTGCGGCCGTCTGCGTTATTGGCTTTTGCGTAGCCCCTGAATTCAACAATGTTTTTTGACACGAGCGGATGTTCTCCGGACTTGCTGGTCAGTCTGTTTGATCCGTCGAGACCTCCCTTATATTTCCCAAAATAGAAGTAATCCAGTTCGCGCAGGTTGTCGAAGTCCCAGAAAATCATGGGGAGATAGAATCCTGGCCACGGATATTTGCTTACCTTTTTTACGGTCTTCGTGCCCTTGCTTTTGTAAATATAGAACTTCGGAATCCTGACGAATACATTTCCAAGGCTGTCAGAGACCTCCATCATCTCTCCCCAGATTGGGAGCGTGTCAAAATCGTTTGTGACAACAGAACTTCCTATGCCAGCATTTGCGACCTTTAGGACAGCATCATCGGTTCTTGTTAATGTAGGGCTCGTGGTATTCGTTGTGAATTCAATGCCGAATACTCTCATGTCAACACCAGAGCTTTGCTCGAGAACGGTTATTCTGCCATCAAGAGCATCAGTAATAGTATCTGTATGTTTTTTAGCTAACAGATAATTCAATAAGCTCATATTATGCCACCTCCACCCAGTTTGTTCCATCGGACATATAAACCACCAATGGATTTGCAACAACAACAAAAACAGTTCCAACGGGTACTGCTGTTGCGAGTGGCCTCGTCGCTATGGATGCACCGTATAGTTCCATTTCGTCAACATTTGATGTTTTTAATCTGTTATCGTCTGTAACCTGAACAGACTTATTGCCTTTAATCGTAGTGTTATGACCTTCAATAATAGGCATTGTATTCACTCCTTTAATATTATTATAACACATAAGTATTGGTATTAGAAAAAGAGATAACAAAACTATTTTATAAGTAATGCTATCTCCTTTCACAACATCTAATTCAACTTAAAATTAAGTCGAAGATAATGCAACCGCACCAACATTAAGAACAATATCCCATGCAGTAGCACTTTTATATTGAAGCATAAGCGCTTCGTTTACTGCATCAAAAGTAGCTGTGTTATTTGTTCCATCAAATGTTACGCCAGACGGTGTTTTTACAACAACAGAACCAGAGGATAATGTTCCAATTCTAATAGTACAAACAGCACCAACAGTAGGTGCGGCAAGCGTAGCATCAGAAAGACCAGTTCCACCAGCAACAATGTTAAGACCATTTACTGAACACGCTTTCGCGGAACTTGATACAGCTTTTGTTGCAGTATTTGCAAGCGTTGCAGTAGTAGAGTTTAAATCCGCACCACTTGCAGTAAGTTTGGTATTACGTTGATACAAATATCCTGCTTCATCAAATACCGTACGTTCAGTACCATCACTTACAATGAATTTATAAAGACTTGTAAGATATTTCCATCCGCTTATTCTTCCAATAGCCATATTATTTTAACTCCTTCCTGAGTTTAGGGCAGAGAATATATTTCAACCCTCTGCCCTGTTGTTAAAATACGATTAAGAACCAGTAGAGCCAACAGCACCATAGCCGGGGCTAATAAAGGATACTCCGTACTTCTCATGAGCAACACCGCGGAATACATCGTTGTTGTTCTCCCACCAAGTGTTCATGTAGTACCCCTTCTGGACCTGCAAGACGCACCCTGCATCGGTCATGGTCTTATCAAGCAGGAACCAAGGAGATACTCCGGTCGAGTTGTTGTAATCAAGATACTTATTGGTGATAATCTGCAACGCATCGACAGCCTGTGTAGTGTTCTTTGTGTTGGAAAGCTGAAATGCCATCAACTGAGATTCAAGGATAGCAATCGCATCGTAAATCTTGTTCGGATGGATAAGCAGATGCGTAGGCATAGTGTCGTAAAACTCTCCGGCCTGATCGTAAATCGCATTGAATTTGTTCTTCGCAAGCACAAGGTTATCAGGTGTAAGCGCACCAGTCGCAAGGTTGTCGTTCAAGGATGCACTTCTCTGCAACGGATGCGAAGCGGAGAATACATACACGCCATCAGCACCGGTCGTTGCGAATCCATGGTTGTATGTGTCCGCAACAATACGCTCTTTCTTCTGAATCAGTTTGTTTACAAGCGGAGTACCAAACCTGCTCTGCACGACATTGTAAAGGTCGTTCTCAAGTTCTTCTCTGGACGCTCCGACCGCCTTGTAGTATCTTTCGGATGTGATGGTCGTCTCATAGTTCTGACTGAATTTGTCGAACACGTAAGCATCCGCTTCGACGTGCTTCTCCGCAGGACCCATGTCACCGATTGTCTCGTACTTTCCGATTACTTTCTCCTGCATGATCTCGTTGACGATCTGCGGATAATACTTACGTTTAGGAGCCTTGACCGCTTTATTAAAGATAAGGTCTACCCCAGCTTCGGTCATTCTCTGAATATCGCTACTTCTTCCAGCCATAATAATTCATTCCTTTCTATTATTTGTATATTACTTATCCGACATAGATAACGCTGTTAAGTGCGCGGGCTTTGGCAATCTTCGCATCGTTATCATATGACATAAGGACAAGAAACGCACCTGATGTATCGTTTGGATCAATATAGGTATCCGTAGAACTTACATAGATATCAAACGGAGTTCCTACATTAGCGGCGGCAAAAGTATCAGTAGCACCACCCTGATAAATATCGAATTCAAGTTCGGTTCCAATAAGCGGATAGATATCGCAGATTTCCCCTGCATCAGCATCTTCCAATGCTACACCAAGCAGGATAGCAGATGCAACACCTTCTGATGCGGCAATAGCAGTTGCACTATTCAGTACGGCAAGCTGGCCTTTAACAAGACCACCAGTACCAGTATAGAAGTGCATAATACGTTCAGGTTTAGCGTTTACAACTCTTACAACATGGCTCATAATAATTCATTCCTCTCTTTGTTAATTAAAAATGTTTGGATACAATCTTGAACTCTTCGTCTGATAAAGGCTTCCCACCATTGAACATTCTTTCAAGTCTGGTTTTTAATGCCCTGTCCGATTGTGAAAGCGCCGTATCATTTTGTTTTACAGAAGTTCTTGCGGCAGATTCAAGGGATTTGTTTGTCGAACCTTCGACTTGTTTTCCAGATACCATTTCTTTTCGTACTCGCTGTTCATAAGACTGCGAATCAGCATACATGGCTCTGCAAATCTGTTCCGGTGTCATCCCTGTAAGCTTACTGTTTCGGATAATGGTTTTAACGTCCTGACGCGCTTGTGGATACTTCTCTAACAATTCGTAATTGGTTTCCTTAAAGTCAATAATTTCAAGTTTTTCCTCAATCTGACTGTTACGAAGTTCCTGTTCCGCATACTTTTTTGCTACATCTTCGTCAATGCCTTCATCGACATATTTCTTAATAAGCTCTGACTTTTTCTGTTCTCCATCAATCTTGGAAAGGCGTTCTTCAATCTCGCGTTTTTCTGCCAATACCTTTTGAAGTTCCTTCTTCTGATTGATAATTTTAAGCTGTTCCTTGGAAATGCTTTTGTTCGATTTGTCCGGAGTATGTTTTACGGTATCCTGTGGTTTCTTTTTGGCTACGTCCTCATCAGGCTCTTGTGCTGAATCTTCTTGTTCTGCATCTGTGTTATCGCCATCGTCATCATCAGCATCTTCATGTTCGCCTTCGGACTGTTCACCTTCGATATCTTCATTTTCTTCGTCTGTCAAAACTAGATTCCCGTCATCGTCAAACTGCATATCATCATCATCGTCTACGTTGAATCCAAGTTCTGAATTGAGCAAATCGCTTTGGTCTTTTACCGGAACAACTAATTTGTCAAGATTCTGTGTCATAATAATACTCTCCTTTTTAATCCGTCACATGGACGTAATAACAGATTTTATAAAGCATCTGCATACTCATAGAGAACATCTGTTCTCACTTATATTATATCACATGGTTTACATATAGATTTTATGCGTTCAAAGACGGTCTGCCACGCTTAATTGAAACAGGCACATTAATGTCATTTGATACTGTTGCATGTTCTACCGACGCGGTCTTTCCGCTCTTTCCGCTTGCAATACATTCAAGGACAGACTCAAGTTCGTCTACGGACTCGCTGCCTATCTGATACGCCGGCACTTTCATTTCTGCGGCCTTTATAAGAAGCTGTTCCTTGCGTTTCTTTTCTTCTGGCGATAGTTCAGTTTTTACAACAACATCCTGTTTTTCGTACACGATCTTTGCGCCCGGATATTTTTCTTCGATAATTCGTTTGCCTTCGTCTGTTATCATAGATGGATCATGAATATAGAATCCAACAACCGTCCCTACACGTTCGTAGTGCAGGCAGGCATAGAATCCATACTCTGTAATAAGTCCGAGCTTTTCCGTAATACCACCAAAGAACTGATTTCGCATAAGGCAGAATGGCGCGTCATAAATGCGTTTCATGCCACCGTTGATACTGTTTATTGTATGCAGTTTATTTCCAAGAATAGCGCCCGGAATAATATGCGGAAATGTAATTTCGTTTTTAATGATATCGTACATAATTTTAATTCTCCTCTTTTGTTAAATCAATATCTTCTGGTTTTGTATTGTGCTGAATAACAACTCGTTCCGAACCATCTGGCATGATAATACTCTTTTCACGTTCTGTGCCGTTTTTACTTCTTACAAGTTCTCGCAATTCACTTTTATGTTTTTCTATCATTTGATGCGCAATCCTGTCTACGCAAAATTCAATAGCTTCTATGTATTCAGGTGGTGCTTTCTTGTGCAGTTCCAACTTAATCCAGTCACGAAGTGTAATAGGATTAACTGTCGTTGCTCCACATCCATGCGCGATACAAGTGCATTTATCGTAATATTTACCATCTTTAAGAATCGTACCATGCCATAAGGCCAGTGTTTCGCACTTACCGCATATAGGATAGTCCAGAATATCCATTGGATTGTTACCAGTCATTACAAGATAGTTCATAAGTTCATTACGTTCAAACAGTTTCTTCGAGAATGCAGGATACACATCCATAAGCATTTTATACACACCTACCGAGCGTTCGTCCGGATTGGTCAGACCACTTGCCATAGCACGATATACTGTCGATTTATCCATTAAATATTCACCTTCCTACTATCAGCATTTGGCATCTGCGCGACTGTCTGTTGTAAATTATTTGCTGTCGGAATCTGAACCGTACCACCTTTACCAATAGGATTAAGTTGATTCATAATTCCTGACATCATAGATGAACCGGACGATTCCCCAGTCTTTTCGTCAAGTGTCTTAAGACTTACTCCAAGGATAGTTTCGAATGCTTCACGAATTTTATTAGCAGATACAAGAGGACGTACAGAACCATCTTCTTCCATAACCTGCATCTGGGAAAGACCAAGCCAGATATTGTACCAGTCCGTAGCGCCTTTAGGGATCGCTTCTCCGATTATGACTTTAGTCGTAAAATCAATATCAATAAGTTCTCCGTCCTCTGACGGAACTGTTTCATAGTACGGAAGTTTAGGCGGCACGATACCTTTTTTTGCAAGTTCTATATTCTTATTGATTGTATCCATGCTCATAGGAACAGTTACTTCGGAAGTTACAAGCGACTTGTTATCAATAATAACACTCTTCTCATCTCGTATTGTAGCCCAGAACGGAGTATCCCAGAACTCGATGCAAAGTTTAAGCGCATACATATCTGCCCATCCCATGACTTCCGCGATATCCGACTTCTTGTCCTTAATACCTACCGAACCTTGACTTGTCTGCGTCATGATTTGCGTTGCCGTAGCACTTGTACCTGTCTGACTTCCTGTCATGATATCATGGAATCTTGTAGACCGCTGTGCTTCACGAAGCATAAACTCAATCGTCTGTGGAATAACGTTGCTTATTCCAACACCGGGAACAACAAGGATGTTCTGATGCGGATTTTTGGCGAATACGATGTCTTCCGGATTGCTAGTCATTTGTCCGTCACCCATTTTTGCGGAAGGATCTACATAAGTTCTTGCCTGAGCGTTAAACCTTGCGGCAAGTTCTAGTTCATCTGTAAGGTTATTAACCGCTTCCTGCATGGGTTTAAGGATAGCACCATCACCAAAACCGTAGAACTCGCCAAGATTTGGCATCATTCTTGCGAATCCAAAAGGATATTCATTATTAACATACTTATAATATGGTTTATCAGGATCACTTTCACGAAGAATAAGTCCGTTAGCGTCCATTTCAATAAGCTGTAAGTTCTTTTTAGGATTTGACCTTGTCCATACATGGAGCAACATAAAAGTTTCGGAATCGTCAACAGAATCTTCCTGATTGTATCCTTCCTTACGATTGAATCCTGCAAGCAACGCGTCGGCATAATCATCCCCGTACTCTGTTCTTGCCCACGCAATAGACTGGAATCCAATCTCTCGTATAATATAGTCTGCATACTGTAAGTCCTTGTAGTCTTTTATACGACCGTCTACAAGCACCGAAAGGATAGAAGGTACTACAAGTCTAGGGAATCCGCTAGGACTCGTCTTGCGGGTTTCCAGAGCCTTTTCCCACGATACAGTTACCCATCCGTTACCAAGCAAGTCGTAATACCTTGAGAAATCCTTCATATGCAGTTTAAAATTACTCTTTTTACGATAGTATTCACTCGCGGCATCAAGCTTGAGCATATGTTGTTCTTTGCCCGGGATATTTGATACATGCTTAAACTCCATCGTGCTTTCCGACATACTAGCAATCTGACCTTCAACACATGGCGTAAGAAGCGGAATGAAGTTGCATGGATAATCATCGTCTACGCCTTCTGGTCGTGATCGTTTGCATTGGTACATTTCATGATAGTAATCCCAATCTGACTTATACTTTGTATCAACCTCTGCGCGTCTGTTAAAATACTCGTCACGATAATATTCTCCGCGCCGGCGCTGTTCGTCTGTCATTAATGCGGAATAATCAGGATTTCCTTGCTGAAACTTTTTTTCTTCTTCGATTATAATTTCCATATATTATGTATCTCCTTTCCCGTTTCGTCTGTCTTGATTCTTCTTTTTAAGTTTCTGGTAGCTGTAATTTCCGTTCTCATCAATCGCATCTGCGGCAATATCTGCAATCACATCAGCAGAAATCAGTTTTTCTTTCATGAACGATACACTTTCTTCAAGTATTTCAAGTCTGGTTTTAATCGTAGCATACTCTGCTGTAAGTCTTGCACTTGCTTCCAATACATTTTCGAACTTCTTCTTTCTAATGAACATAACTTTTTCTCCTTTCTCTTTTGAACCGCGTTTCATAACTTTCACAATAATACCCTTTTTCTTTAATATATTCGTCGGCTGTTTCTCTGTCAATTCTTCCTTCGTCTACGGCAGTTTCAAGATCATCGCGCGTCCAAAACCCTTCAAGTTTCTTCCTGTCCGGTATGAACTCCATAGACTGCTGAACTCTTGCCTGCAACAGAATACAAAATCCAATTACGAGATCGTCATGTTCACCCGGTTCTGCACCCATCCATATGCCTTTTAGCTTTTTTTCCTGCTTTGTAAATGTAAGCATTTCATTTAATGTATCTACGTCATTAATGCAATCCATATACTGTCCAGACCAGTATATAAAATCCGAAATCATCATTGACCTATTGTTTGGACCTGTTCTCCAACCGTACTTATCTTCCTGTTTCTGATATGTCTTTTCCGTAGAAGAAGTCATTCTATATATATTATCGTAATCTAATAGTAATAGCGCCTTTATTATCCATGAATCAAAGTTTATTTCAGGGCATATTAAAGCATAATTATACATGACCGCCATGCCATATATCTGCCATATACATAAATCAGGCGATTTCTGTGATCGGAATCTTGCAACCTGTTCTCCTGATATATTGTCCATAACATGAGCTACATAATAGTCGCTACCCTCTCCTGCGGTATCTACCGCCATGACATATGGATGTTTATACTCAGGCATTTTAAATATCGCAATATCACCTACAGGATTATCAAACAACTTGTAACTGTCTTTAACAGGCAGTTTATTATCTCCGATATCGTAAAAAAACTCGCATCTTCGAACCGGAAGATTAACGAGTTTGTCAAGTCTGTTCTGTATTTTATTCTTATCGAAAACAGTATCCCCAAGCGTACCCCAGTTACCAAGACAGTACACGTTGTAATCGTAAGGATTTGTATATTTAGTGCGTTCAAGAAGTGCGCCATAATCAGAAGGCAAGAATCTATTGTCTTTATACGTTGTCTTTAATATAAGCTTATCTACTGTATTGTCCGAAGGCAATTCCTTTGTTACATATTCGAACAGCCAATGCGATCTTGATACAGGG